GTCTGTGATCGAGTGTGCCTTCGCCAATGATTGACGACCCATGATGATTGTCTGATAGAGGTCAACTGTTGAAGCCGATCCACCAGTCAAATCCAATGGTGCGCGAGGAGTTTCAATGAAACGAATTGACTCAAATGCGCCAATTTCGCCATTGTAAATTCCTGCTGTATCCACATAGTTATGCGGATCACGCCAAGACGCTGCACCGGTTTCGCGGCGAAGATCGTACGAAACGTCTGGGTGAATGAAACCCATGTACATTCCGTTGAATGACTGTGCCTTTGAACCACGCAACTGTGCTGTAGCGATACGAACATCGTTTGCTTCAATGATGTCTTCTGCTTGAACTGTGGCGTTCGATGATGGGGTTGTTGAACCGCCACCACCGTAAATCACGTTCGTTGCAGCCTTCAAAACGTTAGCGACAACAGTATCGATTGACGATCCTGCGTTGTAACCGATCAAGTTGGCTGCAACAGCATCAACGTCAAGGAACGAAGTTCCACGAAGTTTTGCGGTTGTGTTAATTGTGTTGCCGTACTCTGCGAGAGTAACTTCAACTTGACTGTCCGCCATTGTTGTCGGAGTCAAATCGGTTGTTTCTGCGAGTGTTGATGTTGCGTCAGCGAGTTCCGAGAAAATCGTGAACTTAACTGATGAACCAGGCATTGATTGTGCAACAGGTTGAACGTCTGCTGCAGCGTCAAAAAGCATTTCTGCGCGAAGCGCGAAATATGCGATTTGATCAAACGCTGTCTGATCGACTGATAGTGAACTTGCTTGTGTAATTGCCATGACCTTTGAGGTCTTTCTCCCCAAAGACTTGCTTTGAGGCTAGATGTTTTGTGATGCCTGACTTGCTTGAGTCAATACCTGCATAACTTCGTCTTGAGATTTGGCGTTACGGATTTTGGTATTCCAATCCACTTCAGGTTCGCTGTTATCACCGAAACTTTTTGCCTTTGACACCCTGTTCCAAGCATTTTGTTCTGCCTGAACTTCCGGTTTCACTTGCGTAGCACCAATGAGATTCACTTCCTGGGCGGCTTGTCGGATCGCTTCTGCTGTCATTTCGCCTTCGTAACCTTTAACAAAGTAGCGTGAAGAAGGTGCGTTAATATCAACGCCTGCTTCCACAAACGCCAACTTGCGTTGGGCTTCTGTTGCTGCTGACAGTTTGGCTTCCAGTTCTTTGTTCTTGGCTTCAAGATTTCGAAGCTGTGCGCGTACTGGATTCCGTTCAACCTGGTCCTTAGCGTCTTCCTCAAACTCGTAGTTTGCATCTGACATGACCCACTCCTTCTGCCCACACTTTGACCAGAGGAGTCAAAATGGCTGCAATCTCACCCGTGTGTTACACGTCGAAATCGGGGGGTCCGACGGTTATCCCTAATGGGATAGATGTGAGTATATGACCACTAAGGGTGGTTGTCAAGTATACGAATTATTCGGCTACACCAAGACCGGTTTGTACGGTACCTGATGTTTGGCCAGTAGTTTTAGTGAACCCGCCGCCACCCTGGAACGGTGATTTGCGGGTTCCTCTGCGTTCAGCGAGTTGACGTTGCGCTTCAACATCGTAGCCAAGTGCGGCCCCAACCTTTTGTTGCTGTGTCAAAGCCTGCTCGCCCATCATCTCGGTGTACAAACCTTCTTGCAAACCTAAAGCCGTGAACCCTGCTTCGGCTTCTTGTGCTGTGATGCCACGTGCCGCGATCTCCTCAGCGGTAGCGAACTGCAACTGGATGTTGCCTTGTTCTTTGGCTCGTGCCGCAATCTTCGCAGCCTCAGCTTGACGAGTCAAAATCGGTGCAGCTTTAGTTGGGTCCAAAAAGTAGGCCGCCAACCCTGCTTCGTTCACACCGTACAGTTCTTGCATCTGCCGTTTAACTTCAGGGTCAGCATCCTGTACAGCTCTGAAGCCTTCTTGTACACGTGTCTGTAGTTCTTGTGGCGATACGTCGCCTTCAAGTAGTGCAGTAAAATCTTCTGTCTGATCGTAGAAACCTGGCGGTAAACCGTTCGATTGAAGTAGCCGACGGTAATCGTTTTCTAGTTGCAAATAAGATGATGGATCTAGTTCGGCTAAACCTTTTTTTGCTCTAGCAGCGTTAGCGGTAAAACGTTTCTTGTATGCGTCTTGTTCACGCAAAGAAAAAATAAGTGCGTCAGGATTATCTACATCTACTTCGCCACGAGCGTAAACGCCATACAAATAGTCGGATAAATCGCCTAATCCGTAGGTTGCTAATACTGCTCGAATAGTGTTCCTTGCATCTGCACGTGCCTCAAAACCGGTACTAGCAGTTGTCGTTGCGTCTGTTACCGCATCCGTAATAACAGTTGTCGGCGTGACAACAGGCTGCGTAGACAAACCATAAGCCGCTTCTTTCGGAGCATAAGCAGCAGCAACCTCAGCAGCAAAATCACGTACAGGCTCAGGCGTAGCACGACCACGCGCCTCGGCCAACGCCCGCATATCTTCAGGAGTCATTGACATTATTGAACCTTTCCAAACGCACGAGCAATAGCCAACCCGATACTCGTAGCATCCTGATTAGCTTGCTTAGTAAACGAATACTTATACTTATCGTTAGTACGCAACTCAGTCTCCCACTCAGACATCGACAACACACGAGGCTGCCCATCCTTACGATAATTCAAAGCATCACTAAAATCTGTAGCAAAATTGATCGTGTTCGGGTCCAACTCCAAAAGTTTCGCAGCCTTCTCCTTATACGAAGCAGACAAATCCTCTAACGTCAAACCGGCATCAATCTGTTCCGACAAATGCCCATACGTTGCCTTCGCAGCAAGACGGGCCTTACGAATCAAATCATCACGAGAAACAGCCACACCCTCAGCGTTCGGCGTACCAGCCAAAACCTGCTCAACTTGCGAATCAGCAAAATCAAAAAAGTATTGTTTACCAATATCCTTCAAAGCCAAATACGGTGTAGAAGCACGAACCTCGTTAACTGCTAGATCGTTAACATATTTGCCGTCGACTTTGTTGAACAGTTCAGCGTAAGCCTGCTGTTTAAGGTTGTCGCCCTCATACCCGAACTGGATAGCCTTCGTCAAAAACTTCGCCAAATTACCTGAACCCCAAGTAAAATTACCAATAGCAGTTGACAACTCTCGACCTTTTTGACTGGTTTCAAGCCCACGATAAAACGAAGTACCTTTCCACCTACGATCAAACTCAACATTTTCCATAACCTGTTTACCGGTTTTTGGGTCAATCGCTTTAGAAAACAAAGTAAACACATCCGCATATTTAGTGCGGTCAAGATCGGTAAACATCCAACTGTATTGCGGATAGTTCTGTTTGAACAACGGCTCCCACGAAGTATCTACAACACCAGGCGTAGCAGTTGTGCCAGTCTTTAACGCTTGTCGAGCAGTCTTTCGGTTCTCCGGTGTGTCGGGAAGTTCAAGTTCAACAAGTTTTGCATCAACCTGTTCTTTCTTGATAACAACTTTTGCTCCACCGTTACCGCCACCCGTAGGTAGTGGTGGTTTTTCCGCAGCTACTTCTGTCTGCGCAACAACACGAGGTCCAACACCCACACGAACTGGTTGATCGCCGCCAGTAGAACTAACACCAGGCGTTACAACAGACGCAGTTTCAACCGCCGCAGCAGCAGTATCCGCCGGTACCACATTCCCGTCGTTTTGTTTAATTACCAAACGATTAAAAACTATGCCCTGTTTCTCAAAATCTGTGTACGCAGAATTTAACTCCGTCATCGCATTTAAGTAAGCGGTGGCCCTGTTTGGGTTGTTTGGGTCGGCTTTATAAGCTTTTTCTACTGACTTATATAGACGTTCTAAAGTAGGTATTTGAGCATCAACAGCCTGCTGCAACAACGTTTTGTTTCTTGCCGTGGCCTTCGCTGTGTCGGCTTCTGTTTTAGCGGCATCGTCAGAAGCCTTCTGTAACGGTTCATAAATTTTCTGTTTAGCGTCACGAACACCTTTGGCTTTTTCGTACGCAGTTTGCACCGAAACATATTTGTCGGTACCAGGTACAGCGTTACCTAAATCTACAAAAAGTTTGTCAACGAGTGCTTGCGCATCATCAAATGCTTTTTTGGCTTTGCTTAGTTCATCCATTACGCCCCCAAAGCTTTAATGCTTTGATCCATGATTGAAGCCAAGTTGCCGGTAGCAAAACTTTGTGCCTCAGGTTGAAACTGTTTAAGAATCTGTTGCTCGGCAACAGTCGAAGGCGAAGCCGCCGAAGTGAACACACCACCAGCAGCCTGTTTCTGTGCCTCAGCAATTTCCATCTGTTGATATGTTTTAGCAAACTTTTGTGCTGTCGCATCATCAATTTCGTAACCCAACAAATCTGTTGACGCTTTACGGAACACAACTTTAAGATCATCCGGTGAAGTAACCCGAACAGACGGAGCTTTTTTACCTGAACTTTGAACCTGTGGGGTGCCTTCAAGAATTTGGAAAGCAGTCTTATATGTGACACCGTTAGCGTTCGCAACATTGTTTAAGAACTCTGCCATCGCGCTACGGTCAACCGAATCAACCCTGTTCGTACTCGGTTTTGAGTTGCCGTAGTAGCCGCGTGTTTGCAACAGGTTTGTGTAATACTTGTATTGGGTTGGGTCTTTGATAAGTTCCAACAAAATCGTGTTCGCATCAGTTAACGCATTAAGATCATATTGTGGGCGGGTAACGATACCGTTTTCGTCAACCAACAACGGGCCTCGATAAACAGTTCTACGACCAGCACCACCACCGCCGGCAGTTTCAAAATCTTTCGGATCAACAGCGATACCTTGCGCCGAGCCTTTAACTATGCGCGACGGATATCCGTAACCCGACAAATAATTTGTACCACCCTGCTGACCGGCAGAACCAAAAAAAGCCAACAATTCTTCCTGGGTCATCTCCGTAACTTTTTTGTCGCCAGTAGCGGTCTGTGTATCTTTATCGTCTGCAG